AGGTAATATAAGCCTCCCCATCTCAATGGTCTAATAATTTAATCAGTGGAGACTTCACGAGTTGGGGAGGTATCTCCTCTTATATAAAATGCCTATCTACTACAGCTACAAAACCACTACAGGCCCAAGCAGTGAACCCATAACATTGTCAGAGGCTAAGGCCCAACTCCGCGTAGAGTCGGATTTCACCGACGATGACACTTGGATTACTACGGCAATAACAGTAGTTCGCGAGCAGGTAGAGTCATTCACAAATAGGGCTTTAATGCCCCAGAGCTTTGAATTAGCCGTAAGCGAGTTTAGCGATGAAATAGAATTACCTAAACCGCCATATAGCAGCTTGTCATCTATACAGTATTATGATCTGGACAATGTTCTTCAAACTCTTTCCAGCACCTACTACCTGGTTAATGATTATAAAGAACCAGCAGTAATTGCTAAAAAAACCGATCAGACTTATCCGGAAACATACGATAGGCCCGACGCGGTTAGGATCGCCTTCTCGTCTGGATATGCAGATGCGGCTAGCGTTCCTGCATCCATAAAACAGGCCATGCTAATGCTTTTGACCGATCTATATGATAACAGGTCGGCTAGCTCGAGCCACTTAAATACAGTCAAAATAGACTGGACCCCAGCGGTCTTAAATCTCCTATCGACCAATAAAGCCATACTCTACTAATGCTATCCTCTAGGCTCCAGGTTTATGCTAAAAGCGAATCTGTAAACAGCTATGGGGAATCCGAGCTAACTACTTCGCTATACAAATCTATCTGGGCACAAGAAATGGAAATAAAGATGGATGAAGTGAAAGATAGCGAATCAGTAAAGAGTATGGATGCTTATAAGTTCAAGACTCGCTTTAATAGCTGGTTAGATGAGAACTATGAGATTCAGTACGACGATGGGCGGCTAACTATCGAAAGTGTCGAACCAGCAGGGCATCAATTACGCCAGTGGCTAATCGTTAAAGCCATTAGACAACAATGAATCAGCGATTTAAAATATTCACTAGGGGAAGTTCGCTTAATTCATATGGCGAGCTATCTGAAACATTCACCCAAGGATCGTCTGTATTTGGCAGAGCGAGGCATTATACCGATGGTGAATCGCTGGTATCAAGGAAGCACAGACCTTTGCATAAAGTAGAAATAAAGGCTAGGCATTTTAGTGGCAGTATAAAAGACCAATTAGAGTATCTGGATTATCGGTGGGAAATCGAGGGGGTCAGGAGATCTCACAGATCTGGAGTTATAAAAATAATAGCCAATAGGCTATATGCTCTCGTCTCAGGTTTTTATCTCCAGCCCAATGGCATTAATTTTTACTTAACTCCTTCGGGAAACAAATATTTGCAGCCATGAGCGACATCACAGTCAGTAGCGACATCCATACATTTATGCAGTCGGCCAGCAACTCGGCGGCTCGCGATAATCTAGGCGTAGGAGACACCGATGCCGTCAATCACGCATCACTTACGCTGACAGGGAACGCGACGGCGGTTGAGTTTATTGGCGACCTCGAGGGGGCAGTCCGGTTTAACGCAAAAGCTGGCGAGGCTCTGACTAAAGGCGATGCGGTTTACGTTTCCGGAGTTAGCGGGAGTCTTCCTGTCGTTAGCAAGGCGGATTCCTCCAACTCGGCGACCATGCCTTCTTTCGGACTGGCTGGTTCGACCGTTTCGCTTAATGCTTCGGTGCAGATCGTGACATTCGGAACGCTTTCTGATTTTGACACGTCAGCCTTTACGCTAGGCGATACTTTATACGTAAACGGAACCGGAACGCTTTCGGCAACCAAGCCGACCGGAGAATCAAACCTCGTTCAGAACATTGGAAAGGTTCAACGAGTTCACGCGTCCGCTGGATCGATCAAGGTCGGCGGAGCAGGTAGAGCAAACGACACACCAAATCTAAATGAAAACAAAATTTTTATCGGCAATGCGTCAAATCAAACGACGACTCAAACCCTATCAACAGCTATCTCGGGAGCTGGTTCGCCTATTATTTCAACAGGCTCGACGGCTCCTTCGTCGACTCCTGCAAAAGCTGGCGACATATTTGTAAACACAACCGCTGGCGACGTCTACATCGCCAAGGGTTCGGCATCGTCCGAAGATTGGGTTCTGGTTTCATGATATATTAATAGTGAAGAGGTAATGTTTAGGTCTTCACCAAACGGTGATCCACCGAAAGGTGATTTACTAAAACGACAATTGAGAATCAGAACGTACAGAGACAGTCCGGGGAGAATTGTCATATCGAGATCATGAACAATGAGCAGCGAGTTAATAGCAATGTTAGGCGGCGGCGTGACGGGCTTCGTCATGAAGCTGATCTCGGCTCAAATGTCTATACAGGCGAAGGCGATAGACAATATGATCAATCGCCAGAAACTGGCCGACGACTCTGCCGACCGAGCAGCCAAACGCGACGGCTCCGGTGGTGCTTGGATTCGTCGAATGATTGCAATCTGCATTCTGTTCTCGATGATCTTCGCGCCGTTTGTCATGGCCTTCTTCGATATTCCGGTGACGGTCGAAAAAACCAAGGGCGGCATTCTCAGCTTTCTGGGTTTTGGTCTGAATGGCTGGAAAAATCTAGAGGGCTTCGTTCTCCTTCCCGAGGTTCGTCAGGGGATGCTTGCGATCCTGGGGTTCTATTTCGGCAGTTCACAGGTTAAGTAAGATGGATATATCCGACAAAACCTCGATTACCATACCGCTTCGCAATCTCATCGCGTTGATCGCCTTCACGATTGTTTCCGTTAGCGGCTACGTCAACATGGTTGGCCGTCTAGCAACACTGGAGAACGCACAAGCGATCCGCGACGTAGAGATCGGGATGAATTCGGAATTCCGAATAAAGTGGCCGCGTGGTGAAATGGGAGCTTTACCGGAGGACGCCGAGCAAAATCTGCGGCTGACTTATGTGGAAAAGCACGTCGAAGAAATGACTGGCGAGCTTGAGAGATTGAAGGCGTTTGGTTCAACCAACTTTGATCTGAAGGACAAGAAGTATTTAGACGTTAAATGACATGGAGACGCATTTCATCAGATCGGTATATTCGGCAGTGCTAGGACTCATTGGATCATTCGCATCGATCACAAGCGTGAGCGAAGTTCTGACGGTCCTCGGAGCCGTTGTGTCGATCTGTTCGGGATGCTTGGCAAGTTACCATTTGATGCTGGGAATACGCATCCGCAAGCGGGACATCAAAGAAAGGGAGAACAACTAGTGGCTAAGGCAACAGTAGAAGTAAAAGTTCCTGAAAGGATTTTAATAGAGATTGAAAACGAGCTTTTTAAGCTGGGAGACCCAAAGTGGGTTTTCGCAAGATATCAGGCTGCCGCAAAAGAGGCTATGAAGCCAGTATTAAAACATGTTTTCGCGACCGCTCCACACGACACCGGAAATCTTCAAAAGGCAATAACCCTCAACAGTAGACGAAGTCGCAAAAAAAAGGGAGTTTCCAGCGCCCGTGTAGGTGTTGGCTCTAAAAAGATTTTTGTAAAACTAAACAAAAGCGGAAAGCCTGAATTGTATAGACCTGCTGATATTATAAATGCAATTGAGTATTCAAAGTCTGGAAAAGCTGGAACCGGATGGATGAGTCAAGCACAAAAAGAGAAAGCAAAACCTCGGGAACTTGAACAAAGAATTAGATCGTTTATCAATGTCGCTATAAAGAAAAGAACTAAGTTTTTAATAAACAAAAGAAAAAAGGCTAAAGCAAAATGATAACCGATTTAAGATCTTACATATTAGCCGATTCTTCGATATCGGATGAAATAGGAACTAGACTATTTCCAGAAATAGCTCATAACATAACGGCAGACGATCCGTATGCAATATATACGGTTTTTAGTAGTAGCACTGTCGATTGTCACTCAGACTCTGGGATTCTGCACGAAGACCTTATAGAAGTGAGTGTACACGCATCAACGGTTACTAAAGTTTATGAACTAGCCGAGTTGTTTAGATCCAGACTAAGCAACAAAAGAGTTGCCTTGGGACCATATGACGCCTATATAAAGTGGTCCTCATTCAACACAAATTATTCAGACAACGATGAAATTTTTTCAGGGTCAATAACCCTAGATATAACCTGGAGCTAAGGGCTCCTCTAAAAACAACAACCTAAACAATAAAAAAACATGGCTAAATATGCAGCAAATGGGGCCACCGTTACGATCAATACTCACGGATCGGATGATGCCCTTTATAGTAGTGATAA